CCGCGGCTTTGCTATCGACATCGCCAACGTCACGTTCGGGTGGCTGCACATTGACGTCGGCATCCGCGATTGGCAGCCGTGGCCATCGCCATCAACGCCAACGCCACGCCCAAGCGAAAACCATAAGAACGGTTTTGAGGCGACGTGTTGGCTGAGCGACGGTCGTGAGGCGACGTTTAGCGGCAATTCGTATGGTTTGGGGCAGTTCATCGCTAAGCTGTATAACCAGGCCGAGCAGATGCCAGAGTGGAACCAAGGCATGGTGCCAGTGGTTCAGGTGACCGCGACGACGCCTGTCGTCATCGGCAAGGGCACGTCCTACGACGTCGGCTTTAACATCAGCAAGTGGATCAACAAGCCGGCGGCTGACGCAGCACCCGCAGCACCTGTGGCGGCGGCACCTGTGGCGGCGGCACCCGCGCCAGCGCCAGCCCCTGCACCCGCAGCGGCGCCTGCCGGAGATGACAATTTCGGGTTCTAACAAATGTAATAACGTGGGGCGCGTCCGCGCGCCCCGCTAATCGGCGCACAGGGATAATAAATGTCAGACGCATATTTTAGCAAAGTGAGGGAGAGCGTTGTCGGCGAGGTCATGGCGACGCTAAAGGGCGGCAGAAACGAGACACTAAACAAGGCAGCGTATACGCTGGGCAGACACGCACACTTGTCGCCCGCGAACATTGACGCCGCCATTGTTGAGCTGCACGGCGCAGCCAAGACAATCGGCCTGAACGAAATCGAGATAAAGGCGACCATTGGGTCAGGATTTAAGCGTGGGGGCGAAAACCCCAAGGAGCTGAAGGATTCGGACACGACGCCATACACAGTGTCTGAGTTCGACCGACTGATCGGACGCTTAGCGGCGCAGGACATGCTTGTCCGCGATGAGGAGACGCGCCAGGATAAGATTAAAAAGGCCAGCGAGGCGTGGGAGCGCGCGGTGCCTATCACGCGTGACAACAAGCTAGCGACGCGTCCGGCGTTGCTATACCTGAACAGCCGCGGGCTGCGTGCCAGTTCGGCGGTAGACGTGGCGCGGTACAGCCCGAGCGTTTACGACGGTCCGGCGATTATCTTTCCGGCGCGTGACCCAGAGGGCAATGTGCAGGGTATTCAGGCGGTATTGCTTACCCCTGAAGGAGAGAAGCGCGAATACAATGGGATCACGAAATATTCGCGTGGCGTATTGGCGGGAAATGTAATGCAAATCGGCGATCCGCAATGCGGTAAGCCGATTTGCATTGTAGAGGGGCCAGAGGACGCGCTCAGCGTGCGTCAGGCGTGTCAGGACGACGCGGTGGTTGTCTGCACGTTTGGCAAGGCCGGTATGTCCACATACAACGCCCCACGGGCGTCCGACGTTACGATCTGCGCCGACCCTGACCTAGACGTAGAAAAGGCGGCCGACGTATTGCGCGGCGACGGAAGTATTGCAGTCAGCGTAGTGCGGTTCGATACCCTCGGCATAGACAACGTGAAGGATGCCAACGACTACCTGCGCGAGGTCGGCGACGAGAAGCTGCGCGAGGCGTTGGCGATGGCAAAGCGTGTTGAAGAAGAAAAGCGCGAGCAACTGGCAAGCGAGATGCAGTGGCCGACGCCATACGAGCCAGTGGATCCCGCAACAATACCGCCCAGACGTTGGGTGTACGGCACGCACTACATCCGCGGCTACGTCAGCGTCGTGGCGGCGATGGGCGGCATAGGCAAGTCATCAATGCAGATGGTGGAGGCGGCTAGCGTGGCAATCAATCGCCCGCTGCTAGAGGAGCCGGTACGGGAGCAGACGAACGTGTGGATCATCAACTTAGAGGATCCGCTAGAGGAGATGCACCGCCGTTTCGCGGGCGTCATGATGCACTATGGCATCACAAACAAGGAGATCGCCGGGCGTATATTTTTAGACGCCGGCCGCGACATCAACATCACGTTTGCCAAGCAGACGCGCGACGGCATCGAGGTGATGGAGGACATCGCGCAGCGCATGATCGCAAAGATAAAGGAGTGCGACATCGGATTGGTCCTCATTGACCCGTGGGTTGGTGCCAACGAAATCAACGAGAACGACAACAGCGCCATGAACGCAGCGGTCGCGGTCGTGCGACGCGTGGCGGACGAGACGGACGCGGCAATCTGCCTGACGCACCACATACGCAAGACAAACGGCGAGGATGCCACCGTTGACTCCATCCGTGGCGCAGGATCGCTAATCGGGGCGGCCCGTGCCGCGCGCGTGCTAAACCGTGTCAGCCAAGACGAGGCGCTCAAATTGGGCGTCACAGAGGAGGAGAGCCTGGGCATCATGCGGGTGGACGACGGCAAGGCAAACCTAGCCCCGCCGGCCGCAAAGGCGCTGTACCGGCGCATGGTCGGGGTGGAGCTGCCCAATGGGGAATACGTCGGGGTCGCGACGCCGTTCAAGCTGCCCGACTTGTTCGACGGGGTCAAAGCAAAGGACGCGATGGAGGTGCAGAAGCTGGTCGGGGCTGCGGCTGAGCGGGATGAGCCGTACCGTCAAAACGTCCAGGCGAAGCAATGGGTCGGACATGCGGCGGCCAATGTGTTACAGTTAGACTTAGACAAGCCACACGAAAAAGCGCGCTGCAAGGCAATCGTCAAGAAGTGGTTGGAGACGGACGTTCTGCGAGCGGAGACGTGGCCAAGCAAGCGAGACGGGCGCGACGTGCCAGTGGTTGTCGTTGGAACGTGGATCACAAGGGATGAGGCAGGGCTATGAAGAGCGAAGACTTGATACACTTATTTACGGAGCGCAACGGGCAGCGTGAGCTGGTGCAGATCGACATGGAAAACATCGAGGGCTGGGGCGTCATTGATCACGGGAGCGAGGAGGGCCACGGGATCATTGAGCTGCAATTCTTTGACGGCCAGACGGAAACCGTGCTGATCGACCCAAACGCGTGGCGCTCAATCTTTGATCACTATTTACTGCGGGGGTGGGCATGAGCAGACACACGCCAATGTCTAAGGCGAGGCATCCAAACGCGCCGCGTGAGCATTACGAGGTGGCGCACATTACGTTCGAGATAGATCCGGACGGCAAGACGTTCGCCCTGATACCGGGGCAGGCGCACCAGGCGAAGGATCGGCGGCCGCTATTCAGTGGCCACATAGACAAGGGGATGCACGAGCAGCTCAGGGAGCTAGCCTATCGCATCCGCCAGTTGGAGATGGACATATGAGCGACCGCATCGTGGGGCGCATTGTGTGGGACGAGGAGGAGCAGATGAGCAGGATTGAGTGGGACGCAAGGCAGATGCCAATGGCTAGCGCGGACGTCAACGATCAGCAATTCATCGTCGACGTCGTCGACGGCGTTAGCCAAGACATCGAGCTGATGGAGCTGATCGTCAATGCGCTGGTCTATGCGGAATTTGAGGGGCGGATGCACTGATGTATACACGTCCGTATATACGCCGTTGTGCGCAAAATAATACACACTACCGCACCTTAAAAACGTGGTGCGGAAGACTGCCGAAGGTGCGGAGGAAACACCGTATTACGCCACCGCCGCACCACCTCGTATATATATACGAAGGTGCGGCGGGGGTTCGGGGTTCGGTAATTAGTGCGGCACGCAAGGTGCGGTAAAACGTGGGAGCGACAGGGGAGCTGGCAATGGGACAGACTAAGCAACGTGTAAATAAAACTAACGCAAGGCAGCGCGGCAGAGATGCGGCTGGCCATGTTAAGGTGGGTGAGGATGCGTTCGCGATTAGCGCGGGCGTGTGGGGACAGTTGGCGCCGCTAGATCGGATAGCGCGGGAGAAGACGGCCAAGTGGGGCGATACGCTGCCCAGCTTGGTAGAGCCTGAACTGGCGGGACGGTTTGAGGCGGCCTACGAGCGGCTAAAGGAGCTGGTGGAGGCTAACGACGTCGTGGGCGTGAATAAGGTTGCCGCGCAGCTCATGAGGGCGTGGGACGTGCTAGAGCAGACCGCAGAGGCTGCGGGGCACAAGCCGCTACCGCCGCACGCGTATTGCGTGGAAATTGACGGCGGGATAACATGCTTTGCGATGCACGGGTGGGCGGAGCTGCGTAAGAAGCACCCGCACTGGTGCGTGTACAGCTTTGAAGACGCGGCGCGGTTGCTGCGGTTTGATTGGACGGAGAAGATGCTAAACGAGGCGTACAGCGCGTTCCCGGATGCGAAGGTGACGCGCGTCATGCGTGATGGTGACAGCCGGATCAACTGGGATCTCGGCGGCGATGACATACCGTTTTAGGAGGTAGGAGATGAAACGAGCGGAGATATTGCAGGAAGCGGAGCGGTTGATAAGCGGTGATCGTGCGGACGATTACGGCGACGCAAAGCGGAACTTTTTAGACATTGCGGCGCTGTGGTCGTCATACTTGGACGAGGATATCACGGTCGTTGACGTGGCAAACATGATGATGCTGATGAAGATTGCGCGGACAAAGAAATCACCGGGCAAGGCGGATAGCTGGGTCGACATCTGCGGCTACTCAGCGCTAATCGGGGAGATCAAGACGGATGGCTAGGAGCGAGATAGCGACAGCAAAGCTGGCAGCGTTAGATAAGGTGGGCGAGGATGACTTGTTCGAGCTACTGGCGACGGGAACGTCAATGCGTGACCTGTGCAAGCAATACGACGTAGGGCATAAGCTGTGGTATCGCTGGCTCGATAGCGCGCCTGGGCGTCGTGACAGGTACGAGGCAGCGCTGATGGAGGCTGCGCATTATTTCGCAGACAGAGCGGTCAAGACAGCGCAGATGACGGATCCATCGACGGTTAACGCTGACCGGCTGAAGGTCGACACGGACAAGTGGATCGCGTCCAAGCTGAACAGTCAATACGATACGCGACAGAAGGACGTTGCCATTAACATCAGCGTGAACGATTTGCACGCGCAGGCAGCGCAGTTGCTTGGTGACGTGATCGAAGGGGAAGCGGAGGACGTGAGCGATGATTGACGGTGAAAACACGCATCGGCGTACGAACGCGCACGCGTCCGCGCGCGTAACTGAACGGGCGCTCAATTGCAACCGCTTGACACAACATCTTGTGCCATTGCGGTTTCTGCATAGCTCAATAATACGATGCATCGCGCAAACGCCTTATTTATATGT